ACATGCTGGCCGTCTAACCAAATTTGAGGTACAGTTTTAGCACCTGGATATTTTGCTAACAAATCGGCTCGTGTTATGTATTGCTGATTATCTTCAACTTTTTCTTCGCCAAGACCTGCACTGATAATGTATTCGCGATATGGAATATTTTGGTCCTTAAGTAGCGCCTTTGCTTTAACGCAATATGGGCAATTCATTTTAGTATATATTTCTGCTTGCATATCTATCTCCTAATATGTTTTATCTTTGTGTTTGGTTTGTATTAGTGTACCGTTGGATGTTTTTGCAATCCAAACACTATCCGGTGGCGGCACCAGACCTGCATGTTCATAATGCCAAGCCCAGCGAGAATTATAATTAACGGTTGGAACAGTAATGTGTATATGAGATAAGTTTGAATTAACAATTGCTGACCAAAATTGTCTGTCACTCCATAGTCTGTAATCTGGGTTTGTTATCCAGTATGATAACATATGTAATGTTGTTTTTTTAATGAATAAACAATTGGTATCGCAAAAAATATTACCGTCACTTTCAAAGTTATCTACAAACATATTGGCACCGTTAATTGTGCAGATATTACGAGTAGCTGTTGCAACATCTCTTATGCCGATAGCATTAACCATAGTTTCCAAATGTGTTGGAAGATATGTGTTATCTGCATCAAGAAATGCTACAGCATCAAACCCTCGACTAAACGCCGATATAGCTGCTAACGCTCTTGGTGTAGCACCAGCATCTGCATGGCAATGAGGTAATACCATGTGTTCTGTATTACTCCATTTATCCACCATAGGATGTGGTTCACCGTCTGCAACCATTATGTGCACAAAATTGTTATATGTTTGTGACATAACAGAATTATGGCATGTAGAAAGCACCGCGGTGCTTTCTTTATAGTACGGAGTAACTACTGCTATTCGCATTAGATACCTGGAAGATCTGAATAATCAACCGTTTCACCTATTACAGCCGGAGCAACCCAGCATCCACAAAAACCACCACGCCGGCCACCAGGACGATATGCGACATGTGCGCGGACACCAGCAGTTCCTAATAATGCAACTAATGATAAAACAACAACTATCTTTTTCATTTTATTTACTTTGTAGTATTATATATTACTTTTCAAATTAATACAATTACTTTGATAAATATTAGTGTAGTTCGCGATACTGGAAATATCCAACTACTCTAACATAAAAGGACTATGTCAGCAATGTATTTGCGCTTCTACGTCTACGCTTATTTGCGATCAGACAACACTCCATATTATATAGGAAAAGGAATGGGCAACAGAGCTTATTCAAAACAAAAAGTAATTTCAGTCCCAACGGATAAATCCCGCATTGTTATATTAGAGAATAATTTAACAAATGTAGGAGCACTTGCTTTAGAACGGAGATATATTCGTTGGTACGGACGAAAAGATAACGGCACTGGCATTCTCCGAAATCTAACAGACGGTGGAGAAGGATCTGCAGGAATTATTAGAACACAACATCAAAAAGACCTACAACGATCTAAGATGAAAGGACGAGAGAGTAAGACCAAAGGTTGCAATAACGGCATAACGGATCTAACTATACACGGATTCCAACACACCGATGGCAGAATAGAATACTGTACCAAGAACGAACTTTATACAAAATACAATTTACTGAAAGTAAATGTCCATGCGTTGTTTGGAGGATGTAACCCGCAAAAATCTGTTAAGGGATGGTCTTTAATTAAAGAGGCGGTAGAGCATCATAATCTATTTCCTCTGACATAATTCCTATTACATAGTTGGTGCTCTCAGTCTCCTGCAAGGCAGATTGCTTGTTGCTGGTATTGCTGTGTTTGTTGAACCAAGGAATTGGAGTGGTTTTTGGGGCCGGCAGTGTATACTTGATGCCAATTTCCTTTAATGCTGCCTGGGCGGTGAAATCCATGAAATCCTTTAGGATTTGGGAATTAAGACCAATGACCGGACCAAACTTAAACAGGTAGTCTGCCCAATCCTTTTCCTCCTGGATAACATCCATGTAGATTCGATAAACCTCTCCAGCACACTCCTGCTTGGCTGCTGCAAATCTAGGATCGTCCTTTGCACATTGATTGATGACATAAGCGGTCCAATCCCTGTGTAGTATTTCGTCTTGCAGGATCAGGCTAATGATGTTGCCGTTGCCGATGAAGATCTTGTTCTCTACCATGGCAAGGCTCGTGGCAAACGATACCATGAACCGCAGTGCTTCCAGCGCATAACTGGTGTGTAGCGCTAGCCATATGGCCTTGATGTGCTCGCTCTCATCCACCTCCAGGCCAATTTCCTTCTTGCAGTTTATGACATGCAGGCTGTCATAGTATTTGCCGATCTGGGCGGCCATGTCGATTATCGGCGCGGTCTCGTGTATCTTGTTGAATTCTTCCTTGGGGACATTATAGATGTTACGTATGATATGGCTATAGCTTTTTGAATGCAGGTTTGTCTCAAAAAAGCTCCAGTTGCTTACCAGTGCCTCAAGCTCAGGAATTGAAATCACAGGACCAAACACCTGTGCTGGGGCACGACCCTGTATGGAATCAAGGGCGGTTTGACGCAAGAGATTGCTGGTAAAAATATGCCGAACGGTTCCGCTGGCATTTTTAAAATCAGCAGCATCCTTTGTTAGGCTGATTTCCTCGGGTACCCAAAAGAACCCCCTGGCCGTCTCCTCGAACTTGGCGATCTTTGGATACTTGAACTCCTCAAATCTCTGTACCGTTACCTGTCCGGCAGGATCTAAAAACATCTTGCGGTTGAGATAGTCAGTTTTTTTAGATAAATCGTATTGTGCGATCGCCATGATTATATCTCTTTCTTAACTGTTATTTTGTTATTATTATTATAAAACGCAAGATTCGCAATGCTCTTCGTCATCGTAATTGATAGATTCAATCATAGCTGGAGTATTTTCTGCATCCATTTTGCTACCTTGTTTTTCAACAAGTGAGTAATATATGGTTTTCAATCCCCATACGTGTGCCTGCATTAGGTTCTTCGCAATTAATGTAGTCGGCACTTTACGATCTGGAAAGTGTTTTGGTGAATAGAAGGTATTGGTACTGATAGATTGATCTATATACGCTGCTAATACAGCAGCAGTTTTTAAGTAGCCATCACAGTTTTTTTGATCCCACAGCAATTGATACTTACTTTTTAGCTTTTGATATTCTGGCACAACTTGTATAAATGACCCAGCTTTTGATTCTTTAACACTAATCAAACTCATCGGTATTTCAATACCGTTTGTTGAATTAATGACAACACTTGAACTTTCAACTGGCGCGATTGCCATTAGTGTTGAATTACGAACACCATATTGTTTCATATTAGCACGAAGATTTTCCCAATCTAACTCTGGTGTAAAATCTGCAAGTTCATTAACACCAGTTGCACGCAATTCCCAAGGGAACACTCCTTGACCGTAACGTGTTTGACCACTATGCAAACATGCGCCGCGTTCTTTTGCTAATTCGACGGTGGCTTCTGTAAGATAGAATGCTTGATGTTCCATCCAAGATTTAACTTCTTGTAGAGCGTCTTTTTCACCATATTTGAAGTTGCGTTTTGCATGCCAATATGCAAGGTTTGTGACACCAATTCCAAGTGGTTGAATCTCATCATTACTAAGCTTGCTTTGTATGCTTAGGAAATCTTGATAATCAAGTATATTGCATAAGCTACGTTGTAGAATTCTGCAAGCACGTCGCATGTCTTCTGGGTTTCTAAATGCGCCCCAATTCACGCTGCCCAGAGTACACAGAGCTATTTTTGGTACTTCACGAGTGCATTCTTTTTTAATTATTTTCATTTTTTTAATTCCATTTCATATAAATACTATTTATACAGCATAAGGTACACAATGCATAAAATTAACACAAATTCCATTTATTGGTCTAGATATACTAAATTTATTAATACCAGACAAACGAGAATCATACCACCAAATTCTATGGTAGAACTTCATCATATTGTCCCCAAATGTGCAGGCGGCGACGATTCTGTTTCTAATTTGATCGAACTTACTGTACGAGAACATTTTATTGCACACTGGATGCTTTCTAAAGTTGGAATCGACGATGTGTGGTATAAACTTCGTTTTGCTTTTGGTTGTATGAGTGTTTATAGCAAGTCTAATTCTTATAGAAATTTTCTCAAATCTAGACAATTTGAAATTTCTAAAAAAATCAGAAAAGAAACTTTTAAGATGTGGAATGACCTCAATCCTTCTAAACCCAAAGGAACATCTTGGTATGTTGACGAAGATGGTGTTAGATATAGATGTCATCCAGATTCTCCTAAAATAAAAGAATTTAACTTAAAAATGCAGGCCCCTGGAAAAGGTAAAAAATGGTATACAGATGGTAATAAATTTTTTATGTTATTTGAAACTGATCCGGTGATTTTATCATTAAATCTGCAACCTGGCTGCCCAATTAAAGGGGTGGAAAAACAATATTCAGTTGAAACTTTAAAAAGTTTATCTGAGGATCGGGCGGGCAGATTTTGGTTCAACGACGGAAAACAGTCATATAAACTAAAATTAAACGACGTCAAAATAAAAGATTTAGGTCTTTCTGTTGGAAGACTTATATCACCAGACGGCTTAGAGCGAATTAAAAGCGGTGCCGCGTGGAAAAGAACTCCCGAAGATAATTTGAAAAATTCACTCAGGCAACAATCAAAAATGAGATTCAATGACGGCGTTAGAAATTTCACATTAGATCCAGATGATCTATTAATTTCGCAACTATCATTAATTCCAGGTGTCATATTAACACAGGAAGGCAGGGGGAAAATATCATTATGTGCTAAAAACAAAGATACCTCATATATTGTTGGAAAAAAATGGTTTAATGACGGCATAAAAAACTACAGATTGTTTGAAGACGAAGGATTAAAAATGGGATTGGTAAGAGGGAAATTGTACATCTCTAAACCAAAAAGTCTTTAATATCGTCGTCATCGGTTAATTCTCTTACCTTCTTTTTTTCGCCGTTTGATAATAGAACTTTATGCTGTCCAGGTAATGTTATTTCTTGACCATTATCTAATGTTAGTTTGAATTCGCCTTCATCGTCTAGACTATTGAATGGTTTTGTAGGAAGTAGAATTTCGCAATTATGGACTAATATATTATTAGCAAAAAAACATGACGTATCAGGAACACTGATATCATAAACGTCTGTTGGTTCAACCTTAATGGTTCTAACCGTTAAATGGCTATTAACTAATTCACCTACACACAACACGTCAGTTTCTACTAATTGGTCCGCACGAACATATCCACGGTTTTTAGTAAAAATCAAATGGTCGCCGGTACATTGTATAATATTTCCAGATTCATCTTCTATTTCATACAATTCCGTTACTGTTTTTGTTTTTTGTGCACCAGTTACCGATGCCCATGCTATTTTTCCGTCATCATAGCTTTTAACTTTGGCACCGTGCATACCACCTAATTTGAATCTTTCAACAAAGCTTTGCAGTGACATTTTTTCGATATTGCCGTTATTATTGAGAACTTCTATTTCTGTCTCACCTGTTAAACAACAAAGATTGCTTTGATAAATCGTGTGATATTCTGGGTCAAACGGTCCTTGATTTTGAACGTTGTCGATAAACACCAGATAAATCCTGCCGGTATCCGTGCGCTCTTTAAGTATACCTCCCTTGAATACTTCCTCGGCGCTCATGGTCTTGGTTCGTAAATCCGTTCGCTTCTCATACTTTACATACAGCTCCTCAAATAGCGCTGTGTTTTTATAAAAAGCCTCGTATAGGTCCGGAACCTCGTTTGGATCAAAAAACGTGATGTTTTCCTGGTTCTTGAACCTACGCCAGAAAAATGCGTTTAGCACCACACCGTAGTCCATGTGACGGACCCGGGTTTCCTCGGTGCCTTGATTGTTTTTCAATACGATCAAGTCATCAAACTGATGATGCCATAATGGGTAGAACACTGTTGCACTATTGTGGGCCAATAATAATTTGTCTGGTTCCATCCCTGCATAATAATTTTCATGTTCATCAATGCTAAAATCGGCATATTGAGTTGATACGTTAGGAGAAGTTACTTCTTTAACTTTATCTTTTTTGTTGATAACAGACACTACATAATCTCCTGTAGTAATATCACCACCCTTTACATATTTGATTTTTCCAAATTCATTGATTGCAGTAGGATGTGTGTCGCTCGTAATTAATTTAGCATCCGATGTTGATGTAATTTTTACTTGGTGTTCATGTGGAACTATCGGTCTCATGACATTTAATACTTTACGATATACATCCGTTTGTGTTTCAATATCACAAGATAGTACCAAATCTCCTAATTTTACTTCATCAATTTTAACTCTGTTCGATAAAAATTTCATTTATTCTGTCCTTCAAGTCGGATGATATTTCTTTGTCGTCTAATATTGTTTTATAACCAAGAACCTCTTCGATTGCAACAATACAATATTGACCTTTTCTGCAATTTTCTTTTTTTGGTATTAGTTGTAAATTTTGATAACTTCCTATAATTAATGGATGTATCTTGTTGACAAATCCGCCATATTTGGAAAATTTGTGATCAACAGCGTATCCATTCTTACCATAAATTATACCTAATTTGTTTTTTTCCGGATCGATGATATTTCCATATACAGCAATCGATATTTTGGTAGCTGTTCTTACTGCATCACAATAACTGTCGTAATTATCATAACTAAATTTCTTCAAAACAGGCCCGTGTTCTGTCCGACTATTTTTAAACCAACGAATTAATTTTGCCTCGTGTTTAACAGTAGATACCCGCGATAAAAAAGTTTCTTGACGATTTTTAATTTTAGATTGGTATTCATTCCATTTGTCTTTGCCGATTGTTTCTCCAAACCTCGTTATATATGATTCCAATGAAGGGAGACGACCTATATCAGACCTATATTGTTGTGCTCGTATTTCAGCATCTTCTAACGAATACCCTTTAGATACCCAGTGATTTGAATTTGACGGGGTTGTTTTTTGTTTTTTTCGTGTTTTTCGTTTTTCATTAATTAAAAGAACTGCTTCTTCTTCAGTTTTACCCCGAGATATATAATATTCAATTGACCACGGGCTATTTTTTGCCCTATCTTTTCGAAGGTTTTTGTCGATTTTGTTAAACTCTTCGCCACACTTGAATTCTTTGAGATACTCATTTAAATTCATTCTGTTATGTCTCATAGTCAGATGTCGTTGTAACTGGCTCACGTTAGCCGAGCAAATTTTGCAAATATGCATCTCTTTCATCATCACTTCCCATATAGGCTAAAATAGTTAGCACATCAGTTATATTTATCACTTTGTCATCTTTTTTAATTATGTCACCTTGATAATAATTTTTGCCGTTAAATTCAAATCCAGTTAATTTGTCTACATATGAGTCTATGTGTACACATGCGTTCCTGATTCCGCCCTGACTGTTGTGAGTCAAGACCATAGGACCATCACTGCTATTAGAAGCAAAAAATGTATGGGTGTCGTCTACTGTAATATCAATATAGCCTGGATCATTTTGTTGTTCAAAATCGGCAATTAGCAAGCGAGTAAATCCATTTTCAGTAAGAACGCGATCTTCATTTGTAAGATCCTTTGGCTTTTTTTGCAAGAACGATCCTGACTCATGTAGTACCATAATAGGGTGATTCACCGAGCAATTCAATGTCACACCATTTTCAAACTCTAATCGAACTTGGTCGTGTTGATTTACAGTAGTATCCCATTTATTGGTTACTGTTTTAAACACTATTTCGCCGTGCTCATTTTTAGTTTTAATTTTCATACCTGCGGTTAGATCTTTAATTTGAATCTTTTTAGTTTTTACCATTTTCGTGTTCTTCTCTAGTTAAAGTTTTGATATCAGTAAATCTATCGGACATCTCAAATTGACTGACTTTTAATACTGTTTTACCTCTAGTTGTTTTGTAGTATTCATTCATTAGATCTTTTGATTTAAAAAACTTACCATCTACTTTATAGAAAACCTTAGTAGCTAAATTGGCGTAGTTAGTAGAATTTGTCTCATATTCTTCCTTGCTTATTGCAACAACTTTTCTTTCAGAAATGGAATATACCACAACATTTCCAGTATTATGATGTTTATATACATTTTTATCATATTTTTCTTTTTCTACTAGTTTCTTCTCACCGGTGTCTCTGTCTATAACCGGAACTACCCCAAATGTATTACCAACGTATCTGCCATTTGAGTTGTTGAATTCATTCTGTGACACTAGTATTTTACATTTATTAACAGTATCGTATGCCGATACTTTCCCTTTAGTAATGCCGACAAAATTAGGGTTAGACTCAAAAGTAGTCTTTGGGATTCTGAAAGTTTTTCCAGTAGTCGTGTCTAATGCCAGAACGTGATCTTTAAATTCAGTTAATTGAGTATTAGGATCGAAGTCTGTGGTATATATTTTTTTAATACCTGTTTCTGTGCGTATATTCATCATACCTTTCGATACGTGCTGATGTTTTCCTGTGGCGAATTCTTCTACCGTTACTCGATAAGTATTGCCATAGTTGTCTTTACATAACACAGATCCTGCCCCACAGTTTGATCCTCCTGCGGTAAGAGAATTTAAAAACTCAGGATTCTTACCAACTTGATGCTTTTGATGGAATATTTTTTCTGCTGCAAATGCATCGCTTCTGGTTTTAAAGTATTCAACTCTATATTCAAACAAATCTGGGAATTTTTTTAGTTTTTCCTTAAAATCAATCACTGTTGAACTAGTAAAATACTTTATTAACAAGTCGTGCATACCACTACCTTCAACTCCACGAGAACCAGAGTAAAACTTTCCTGTTTCCGTGTCTTTAAGTGTATAGCAATAATAAGCAGAGTTTATTAGCATATTAGTTTGTGATCCATTATATGATTCTTGTAGATAATTTAGCATTTCGTATACCTCCATATTATTTATGCTGGTATACGAAAAACTGTCATTTATCTGTAGAATTATCTTCATCTAAAACCTCTACCCAGGTATCTGGGGTAACACAGCAACTACGCAGATCGCCAAACCATTTCTTTAAGAAAGGGATCATACCAGTATGCATGATTTCGCCACCCCTAATAGGACTACCAAGCGGACGGATCCTGCCTATTTCCAACCCAATGCCTGCACGTTTGCTGGCGTATTTGGCCATCATTTCGCCTGAAGCAAATATGCTGTCTAGATCGTCGTCGCTACGTATGAGCACGCATGAACTAAACTGTTTGGTTGGAGTGCCCAAACCGGCTAAAACCGGTGTGGCCAACGTAAACAGCCCGTCAGATGCTGATTGATAATACTCCTTGATGTAACGCATGCGTGCCGTGTTTGGTTCTTCTTTATGGAACACGGTGGCTGCGGCTATCATGTAACGTATCTGTGGGGTTTCATATATTTCTTTTGTTGCACGATTTCGAACCAAATACTTTTCGATTAGTTGCTCAATGGCTGCGTAACCGTATTGCTCGTCCTTTTCATGATCGAGCATGTCATTCATTTTATTCCAGTCATCTTCCGAATACCATTCGAGAAGATCTGCCGTGTATAACCCGGCTTCCACGTTTCGTTTTACGATTGAATAGAGATGTGGAACTTCGTATGTCCCATACACATCCTTACGCAGCATGCTCAATCGCTGCTTTCCTGCCACATATTGGTAGTTGGTATGGCCGATACCTGGATTGATATCTGCATCAATTAGATCAACTATTGCCCGCAGTGTTATGCCGTCAATCTCCGTGGTCGGAATATTGTTGTAGAAATGTGGCTGCGCCTTGATTTCAATCATCGATTGGCTAACGTCGGCTATGTTTTTACATACCTTGGCAATCTGGGCCTGCCACTTTTCGATGTCAAGCAGCTCCTGGCGTCCATCCCGTTTGGTGACGTAAATTTCTCCCTGTCTATGGGTTACCATGTTCGATCCTTTTTGATTTTATACTGAGTTAATGTGCGGTCGCTGAAAGCCACATATTTAAATGTTATATTATGGTATTGTCATTTGTTATTATGGATTTGGGCAAGATCATATTCTGATAGTTTAACAGGTAATGATCACCATTGCTATATCCATATCTTTGCTGCACCGTATGTTCCATGTTTGACATTTTTTTGTCTACAACTTGCTTGTATTCTAAGTTCAACCACCAGCTGCTGTCTACTTCTAAAACGATAGACTGTAGGCATCGGCGTCGGTCGGTTATCAGCTGTAATTGTAGCCTGTCAGCGTTCCATCGTCCGTCAGCAGCATAGATAAGCGTGTAGAACATTCCCAATGAAACTGCGCTTTCATCAAACTTGTTTTGATATATTAGATTCCACGCAGTTGGCCATGAAGCACAATCATCCCAATCAAGCACTCTTACCGATATTGGTGCATGGCTCCAAAAATCAACAACTTCCTGCAACTGTAACATATCTGGCAGATCTGCGGTTAGGTTTGCTCGTAAATTTTTCCAAGATTTTAATAGATGCATTGATCCTTGAAAACAATCGGGGCTGTGCATTATGTGGCGACTCCGTACATCTATTATGATTCAAGTTGTAAAAGCGTCAGTGTGACGGTAATGGCCGATGTTGAGCCACCATTATTATACACCTTCATCTGTATATTGCTGTTGGGCGACGATTCGCTGCTGTAACCAATCACGGCAGGGCTGAAATACACGGTACCTGCGCCTGTTGTGATTGCTTCGGCAACCACTCCGCTGCCGAGAGTTGGGTCGGTATTGATGGATCTGCCTGCATCACTGGTCCTATCCGCAATGCTGGTATATACCGTAACCCATGCACCAAACGAGACTTGTATGCTATACAAGGCATAACCTACATAACCCACCGCGGTTATGTTGGCACTCGACCCGGCAGTGAGACTACCGGTGGTTACGGCAACCGTGGTCCTGGCTGACAAGCTGTTGCCGCTGTAGCCGCTATAACCAGAATATCCACTGATGCCCGAATATCCCGAGGACGCAAAGGCACCATTGAGACCACTGTATCCGGAGTATCCACTGTATCCGGAATGTCCGCTATATCCGCTATAACCTGAACCGCCAAGTCCATTATTTTGTTGTGCATCTATTATGAGATTGTTGGTACCATGATCAACCACTCCGGGTGCCAAAGAAAACACATCTCCTATGCTGGCATTTATGGTTGAAGAGGTTCCCCAGTATAGGCTTTTGACCGAGTCGGCCGTTCCTGTGTCGTAAAAGGTGTTGCCAATGCTTGTAACGCCGGGATTGCTGCTGGCGTCACCAACATAGATACCATAATTGGCGATTGTGTAAAATCGAGATTGCGTGACAGTTGTGTAGGATGGTCCATTATAAGTAGGTGCTAGCCCTGCGCCAATCCCTCGATATAGCGTGTGTAAACCACACCGGCTCAGGGTGGTATATTGCACAGGATCGTTCATTAATAAGGCCGTGCTGAAATTCTGTATATCACAGTCGACCAATTGGGCATCGTGTGTGTAAACGGCATTGCCCATGGTTTCACAGGTAAATGCGGCGTCATTACCGCCCGGAAATCCATCGTGCCATCCACCTACTAGCCATACCCTTTCAAATCTTACATGTGTATACCTTAACAATTGAACCGCGCTTATCTGCTGGTCATTGGTGTTGATTGCCATGTCGCGCACATGTATGTGTGTAGGAAGCAGTGCTCCGTTTAATCCTACGTTGGCATCGGTTTGACCCAGACTATCAACCGTTTGGAACATAAATGGCATCGACGTGCCACTGGCTGCCATTATCGTGGTTCCGCTTGATCCATCCCCGATCAGGCTTACATACGGATACAACAATATGGGACTGGCAATTAGATAGGTTCCTGCCGGAAAGAACAACGAGATTGCAGTGTTCCCATTGGCAGGATAGCCCTGCAACAGTTGTGCAATGGCAGCATTTATGGCAGGAGCATCATCTGTTACACCATCACCTACTGCACCAAAGTCCTTTATGCTGGCTATGTCGTCCAGCTTTGCTTGCAGGGTCCTCGATATCGCAGCGGTCAAGTCCACTCCGTTGGCACTGAAGATCGTGTTGATCAAGCTGGTGTTTTGGCTATATGCCGTTAAGACCTCAGTATTACCACCGTAGCCACTTGTATTTCCTATAAACAATTGCCGTGTATCGAGACACCATCCAAATTCGCCTTCTGCCAGTGCAGCTGGCAGGTCTGCGTATACCCCTCTACGGTTTTGTATTCTTGATATTGTTTGGATGGCCATGTATATAAGCTCCGATATGTGGAATATTTAGCTACCCATCACTCTTCAGTTGACCTTAATTTCACACATGCTATAAATTAGATAACATGAATGCAGACAACAACATATTGCTGGATATCAAACAGCTGGTTAAGCCTGGCTTGGAATCCCTGCGAAATCTTTTCCTGGCAAGAGGTCATGATATCCGGTTGGTCGGCGGTTGTGTGCGAGATTACATGTTAGGGATGCTACCAAACGATATTGATCTCTGCACGGATGCAACACCAGACGAGCAGGTTGCAATCTACCAAACACATGACATCAGATACATTGAAACTGGGTTGCAACATGGTACCGTTACCGTGGTTCTGGATGGCGAAACGTACGAAATCACCAGCCTGCGTGCTGATGTAGAAACTGACGGGCGTCATGCCATTGTTGCCTACACTCGTGATTGGTATGTTGACCTGCAACGGCGTGATTTCACCATGAATGCCATGAGCTTGACATTTGACGGAGAGCTGATTGATCCTTTTAATGGCTTGACGGATCTAAGAAAAGGTCTTGTGGCATTTGTGGGCGATGCGGAACAGCGAATCCAGGAAGATTACCTACGCATCCTCCGCTGGTTCCGGTTTCGTGGTCGCTTTGGCATGAGCATGAGCTATTCCGCGCGCAGGGGCATTGAGAAACATGCAGCAGGCCTGGAAAAAATCAGCCGGGAAAGGGTGTGGAGCGAAATCGGAAAGATCTTGACCGGTAATTATGGGCCTTTTATCATGATAGAGCTGCACCAGATGGGCATTGGCCAACATATAGGCTTGGGCAACACGGTTGCTAACATTGTCGATGCAGAAGCGGTACATGCTATAACCAAAAATCCTGTTACCATCATGGTGGCGCTGTATGAGCGGGAGGCCAGCAATATTCTCAGAAAATGGAAAGCAAGCCGGGCAGAAATCGATCTGGCGGTTTTTCTATGCACTGAGCAATATTCGGCCATCTCCCCGTTTAACTGGATGGCGGTATCTGGTATCAGCAGGGAATTGGCAATGGAGCTGGCTGCCCTAAGAGGCATGGACGGGTTTGACCGTGCTGTTCTGGCAGAGTGGGAAGTGCCGGTATTTCCTGTAACGGGTGACGACATCATCGCCATGGGGGTCAAGCAAGGACCCGAGGTGGGTAGGTTACTGTCGTCACTTAAAATGTATTGGGCATCCAATAACTATACACCCACACGCTACGATCTTCTGGGGCAGTTGGATAAGTGATTGAATTTCTGTTATCTAATTTTGCTATGGTGTGATATATCTCCTGCGCATAGTAAATATGCGCAGGAGATACTGTCATGCGAATAATTGATGTGATTGGCGAAACGGCTGGTGTCGGCAAAATAGAATTGGGAATCAATACCACGCCGGATGTTCATCCCGGCGAAATCAAGCGACAAGCTGCAAAAATGCGCTTGAACGTGGACAACAACGGCAGGCCACCCATTGCAAATACAAATGGGTCCGACGCAGTAAAAGAAAGCGTTTCCGGTGCAGTCATGCTGGATATATTCCATAGGCAGCATCATGACCAACCTGGTCTCAATAAGCAAATGGAGCAGTGGATAAACGGCCAAAAGTGGGGTATGAAAATGATCGCACCTGACGATCTTCCAGATCATGATGCTGACACGGAAGATCCATTTAACCGTGTGATTTACCTTGACGACAGCAGGGTTTCATGGTATGAACGCAAATTGAAAGCTGGACAAAAAATAGAACCCATAATCATGGGACCTAACGGGAGCGTCATCGATGGCAATCATCGTGCGCAGGCAGCTAAGGATCTACACCAGCCAATACTGGCATATGTGCCAATGGGATCATTGGACGAAGAAGTTTGGGATCAAAAAAATCCAAAAAAACGCCACAAGCATCTATCCCCTGCACAAAAATCGGCGGCCAAGGCCAGGGCTAAACGTGCCGGAAGACCCTATCCAAACCTAATTGACAACATGTGGGCGTCTCGCAAATAATCAAACTTGATGTTTACGGATTCAAAATTATTATTTGCCTCTCTGGATCTTCCCGACAATCCCGTTAAACCTAACGTGGAATGGCCAAAGATTATTGATAGGCCGAGTGAGATACAAAAGGTTGACAGATCAATCTTAACTGACGATGTCAATCAAATCATCAGCGATCTCGGCTTATCTATTGATTATTTGATGCTTTGGACATGGAGCCAGCCGGCAGATAAAAATTATTATGAAATCCATTCCGACGGCCATTATACCAATGTGCATGCAAGGTATCTAGCAATGAATTGGCTCATAACAGGGACCAGCAGTGTCAATTGGTATAGTTATGATAATGGAACACCGACGCTGAAAAAATACCGAAGCGACACATTCCAATTAACACAATGGTCATATGACACCGCACCTGCAAAACACCTTGCTAAATGGACCGGGGCTAAACCTGCCATACTTAACATCCGACAACCACACCAGGTGATCGTTGAAAGCGCAGATGTACCGCGCAGAAGTGTAACAATGCGGTTTCTTCCCAACATAACCATGGAAGAAATGATTTCACGGCTTGGAAAACGTGTTTTAAAAATCAACGAAGAATGATTTGCTGTAGTTGACCTTACCATCTATGCAAGCGTATCCTATTGCATGGAATATAAAATCGTCAAACCAAAATGGCAAAAAATTGAAGACGTGCCGGTGATAACATACGATTGGGCCGCACTGATTGCCGGCGACAGAATATCAGTTGAGGATATAAACGATCTTGTTGACACATACGAAGATTGGCTGGCAACCTTTACACCTGATGGAACTTAGCCACCCGCTGCCACCAACGTGCTGTAAATTCCTCAAATTCTTCACCACGCAATACCCAGTGCTGTGGAGCCAGATCTTTTGAGCACATTAGTATCACACCTTGTTTGATATCTGTTCCATACAAAGCGTTATGTGCAGCCGCATAGGCCACCAGCTGTGTTTTATAATCCACAACCCGTTCGTCAGTTTTTGGCTGATTGGTTTGTTTAAAGTCAACAATGCTAGGCACACCTTGATAGACGCCTAGGACATCTGTTGTACCTGCGTATAACTCTGGGTAATACAGATTGACTTCCAATCCCCAAACCTCATCCAAAAATGGTCTAAGATAGTTTTCCAGTATCACTTCTGCCATTTTTGAGCTCTGTTTATGGTAAAAGTTGGTACCCGGAGTAGGGTTCTCTCCCTTGAGGTATCTTTCTAAAAACGAGTGCATCAGTGTTCCACGAAAAGCAGCTTCCTTGGTGATTTCATTCGCCTTTTTGTCGCCTACACTACGTCGCCATGCTTCGAGAGCCTTTTTAGATTCATCTGACTTGGTTTTATCTAAAATAGTGGTTACAGATGGTAATTTGTTCCCATATGGATCAACATATTTGCGACCTTCGGGTCCCCCGTCTTCTCGTGCAAGAGGCTGGTATTGAAATTTGTCTACTAATATCATAGCAGTATTATTAGCTGAATTGCAGTCAAATAACTATATTGTCTGTCCTAGTTTGTTTAATCTGGCCCGTTCAAGCGCATGCAGATCGGACAGTGTTCCTTGTTTTACAAAAAAGCTGCTGGCCGTAAGACGATTTTTAATATCATGGCTTATTTGCAAAAAGTTGTTGCTGACAAATATCCTACCATCTTTTAGCATTGCCCAGTGCCATCCTGTTTTGGCTTCAAGCAATGTTGATCCAACCGGGATCCAGATATCTTCGTGTGCGATTGCATAGATCTCGCAATCAGCATCAAATCCGCCGGGCGTAGGTATGCTTGAGTTGACCATTTTCTCGGCTATTTTCTCAGCTATTGTTGATTTTTTCTGGTCCAGCCCAAATTGATTGATAAGAAGAAGACCTCTAATGACATCTGGTTTTTCGTTTAGTGCCAGTATCTCTTCTTCTGACATTG